ATGGCAACGATTAGAGCAAGGAAAAAGGCCGATGGAACGGTTAGCTATACCGTTCAGATCCGCCTCAAGAAAAAGGGTGTCTTAGTCTACCAAGAAGCCCAGACGTTCGCCCGAAAGCAGGCAGCTCAGGCTTGGGCGAAGCGGCGAGAGACAGAGTTGGCAGAGCCAGGCGCGATCGAGCGCGCCAACCGTGGTGGGCACGCAGTCAAGGACATGATCGATCGCTACCTGGTGGAAGCCGAGAAAGCCCGGCCGTTGGGTAAGACGAAGCGGCAGACCCTCCTGGCTATCAAGAACAGCTACCTCGGGGAGGTGGTCGACTCCGACATCTCTCAGCAGGTGTTGGTGGACTATGCCCTATGGCGTATGAGTGCTGTAGGCGGTGGCATCAAACCACAGACTGCCGGCAACGATCTGGCTCACCTAGGCTCAGTGTTGTCTCTTGCCAGGGCGGCATGGGAATACGAGATCAACCCCCAGGCTATGCCCGACGCACGCCTGGTGCTGAAGCGGCTCGGCTACAACATGAAAAGTCGGGAGCGGGATCGACGGCCTACCCTTGAGGAGTTGGATAAGGTACTTGAGCATTTCTTCGAGATGCTTGCACGTCGCCCCACTGTGATTCACATGCCGAAGATCGTGGCGTTTGCCATCTTCTCTACACGCCGTATGGACGAGATCGCCCGCATCAGGTGGGATGATCTGGATGAACACCGCCAGGCAGTGAAAGTGCGGGATATGAAGAACCCCGGGCAGAAGATCGGCAACGATGTGTGGTGCCATCTGCCAGACGAGGCATGGGCGATTGTTCAAAGCATGCCGCGCCGGTGCGCTGAGATCTTCCCCTACAATACAGATTCAATAGGTACGGCATGGTCCAGGGCGTGCAAGCTGGTTGGAGTGGAGGATCTGCACTTTCATGACCTACGCCACGAAGGTGTCAGCAGGTTGTTTGAAATGGATTGGGACATACCGAGGGTGTCGAGTGTTTCTGGGCATCGTGACTGGAATTCGTTACGGAGATATACTCACTTGCGCGGGCGGGATGATCGATATAAGTCATGGAAATGGTTGCGCCAAATTGTCCGATCTCCTGTTAGTCTCGGTGCCAGGGTTGAGTAATCAGCTAGGTGATGCGCGGAGTGGCTTTCCCCTTATAGATTCATCATGCCCTCCGGCGGGCTTGAGCAGCGCAATCTTTACTTTGAATGGCAACAGTCGGCCGTGATCTGCTTTGCGTGAATCCCCGACTTCAGTTGAACGCTAGAAACTTACACCTGCAGCTTTCGAAATAATGCTGCCAGTTGAGGAGGCAAGCAACGAACCCTGTGTGAAACTTATGTGCTAATTAACCTCTCATCTTTGGGAACTTAAGTTCTCCCTGCTTGATTGATGGTTTGTAGTGGTGCGTTTCGAAATGCAGCTTCTCCTCGTTCCTCGGTGGAGTAGCGTATAGTTCGGGCAAGGATGCGATATTTGTTTCGATGAGCTCTGCAGTTTTAAGATAGCAGTCGTTATAGTTTCTCGCTATCACCGGCACTACTGTAACATTAAGTGAATGGAGCAGGGAGGTGATAGGAGTTTCAATTTTTGCCTCATCTATACATGCGTGATAGTAAAAAACTTGCCCTGTTTTATTCTTTCGTCGTCGCTTGTGTAGCAACAACCACCAAAGATCAATTTCCGTGAAGTCTAAGCCCAGTCCTACAATGTGGATGTGGTCACGAAGGAAGTAATCCACCCATGAGTAGACCTTTCGATTATCGGTGAACTCTAGATTACCATTTTTCACTGGGCTACCTACACGTCCGTGGGGATGGCCCTTTACCTCGACCGAATCCGTGACGTAATTTCGGATTTTTTGAAGGTAACCAGCGTAGTGGTCAAATCCTAAAACCATTGAGGCAGGTCGAGCTAAATCACCATGAATATGCCAGATTTCTCTATTTTCCGCAGTGTGTCTACGGAAGAGGCTATATCTCGATTCGGGAGCGGGAAATGCTGGCGCGTGGAGTGGCCCGGCAAATGCCTCTTCGATCGTAAAGTCATAGTTTGTGGTCATAATGACACTAAACTGACCACAGATCCTAATGTGGGCTTCGACTGGTTCGATTTGGTTTAGTAGCTTCGCGAACTCAACTTTTATCAAATGTTCCGCTTTCTGAAATGGAACTGTGGAGCGGGCGCATAGTTCCTCGATAAACATTGACAAAGGTTTGGTTTCGATATGTGGGATCAAGTCTTTACCGCCAAATTTGCGCGCCAGTTCCTCTAGTATTTCGTACCAACCTCTTTGCAGTGCTACGCGATTTATTCCGTTTCCAAGAAGAAGGCTATGCATAGATTCCCAATGTAATTCAAGCGTAGTGAAGGCAGCGCCTTCCTTAGGTGTAATGTTGTATTCGACTAAAGAGTTGTGTCATTAATACGAATTTTCAAAACTAATAAAAGCATCTGTGATATCAAGATGTATTTATTCAAATTTAAACAGGTTTTGAATGCGTGTTTTTTTTCGCTCTATGAAGATCAAATGCATTTCATTTGCGCAGGTGTGAAGGTCTTTGTAGTTGGCAAGAACTGGCTCGTCAGTTATCTGCCCGTCGTAGTAGGCGCCGAGTAAGTTGAGATGTTGAAAATGAAGAGTTATATATTCATGCAATTTGAACATCAGATTTTGATGTATGGCTTCAGCGTCTGGCTTAAGTGATGCTCCCCAGAAAGAAAGCTCCGACCTAGCGGTATGAAGTTTTTTAATTATCGAGCCTGTAGTGCCAATAGCGTCGCCTAATTTTTCGATTATCTCGAGCGCCTTTTTTTTTCTGGACTACAAGATTTGGATCTAGTGGTGTTATGCCGCTTATGTCGTAATGCACTTCATTTATTGTGTCTTCAACTTCCGCTAATAACGATGCGTATCGTTTAACCGAGTTGTATGCATCTTCTTTTATTTTTCCGGAGTGCCAGTTTGCATAAGTCGTAAAGGCCAGCATCAAGCCCAGTAGAGCAATCGCAGCAGACACGATATCCGCCCAATTGGGAGCAGCTATCTTGCTGATTGTTTCAGCTGGGATTAAGTAGTACGCTAAAGATATGATAGTCACGCCGAAGAAAATTATATACTTTATTACTTTCATGCCCAATCCTTTGTTTTAGATTCTCGAAATCCATAGTGGGTCGATAGCCGCTCATTGTAGGCGACTATCGGCGCAGTGTGGAGACGAAAGTAAGGCTGACCGGGTCGAATACAAGCAGTTTGTCGATGAGGAGGATAAACACATATCCAGTGCGCTGCAATTTCCCGGTTAGCGTGGTCGTAGCGTCTTGTTCAGTTGTGCACACTCTTTGCGAGCAGCATCCCGTTGATGGTCCAGGTACAGAGCTAGATCAGAAATGTGGATACCCCGGGCGCTTTTCTGACTCGGTTCGAGTCGGGTGATGGGCAGCTTAATCTCGCCCGCCAGTACCTTGCGTTGAAAGACCAGTGGGGTGAGGTGCGTGAAATAATCGGCGCATACTTGCTCGAGCGAGATGATCGCCAGACCGTTGTATTGCGCCATCAATACGAAGGCCGTTTTCATGCCTTTCTTCTCCCGCTGATGATGAATCCCGCCGCCTGGCGGATTTTGGAGCACTTATCGTTGCCACCTGTGCGAGTTCGAGACTTTCCGCACAAATCGCAAATCGCCGACATTGCTGGTCGAAGCAGGGGCTGCATGCCGTTGGGGGTTCTAACCTCAGGCGCGTAACGGGTGACTGTGTTCACGGTAAGTCTCCGTCATGGCCGGGGCGCGCGTTGATCTGCATTTGTACTAAGGCTCGTGCATACGTGAAAAGTTGGTCCGCAGATACAGGCTCGAAGCGCTGCTCTCCGTTTTGCACGGCATCCAGCCGAGTTCGGTAAAGCCCAGCCGGGCCGAGCCAGGCAACAGCGCTGTGCTCTGCGTCCGACATTGGGCAGTCATGGGCCTTTGGTCGGGGTCCTTGGTGGCTGCGGTCGCATTTGCGGCAGTGGTGAAGGCCGCCGTCGTAGCCCTCGGACGTGTACCAATTGTGTCTGTGGGTCGTCATGCTGGGACCCCTGCAGGGGATGAACTGGCCGGGGTTGCGCGCAGTTGCGCATGTACGCGCTTTGCTAGGCCGTCCAGCACTTCGGCGTGGTCGGCTGCTCGGTCTGCTTGAGGTAAGGACTTGAGAGCTTTCAGAGTGCGCTGGGCCAGACGCATCGTTGAAGTAGCGCTGACCAAGTTGTCGTAGTCGGCCTTGGTCACGGCCAGCCCCGTGTACGACATGATCCGCTCTTCCAGCTCCGTTATTACCTGGCGGCGTGCTTCCATGTGAGCAGTGAAAGCTTTCTGCGCGTTGACCAGCTCTGCCTGCTTGTCGGCCATGTCCCTCTCAAACATGCGGATTTGTTGTATGTGAGCGGCGTCCTTCATCGCCTTGCCTTCTGCGAGGCCGGAGGCATGCGCACGGCGTCGAGCTGTAGCGAGCAGGAAAGGCAAGGCGACCAGAGTGACCAACCAAAGAATGCCGCTGGCAAGAACAAATTGATGGGGTTGCATCTGCTGTGCTCCGTTGTGCCCGCCGTCGCTGTGTGAGAGTGCAACGACGGGCTGATTTGCCCCCCCAGTTGGCCGGGGTCGCCGTGGATCAGACTGGCTGCTGCGCTTGCGCGTCGAGGTAGTCAGCGAGGTGATGCAGATAGATGACGTGCTGTGCTTTCGCCGAGTGGTGAAGCTTCTTCAGCGGCAGGTTGATCACCCCTTTTTGAATCAGCTCCCTGAACCGTCGATCCGATCTGATGTGGGGGAAGTAGTGCTCCCTCACTGCAGTGAGCGTTGGGCAGGGCGTCGTCCATTGGGCGCGGAGTTGCTCAAGCGTGTTCATGCGCACTCGCCAAGCCCTTGTTGATAGAGACGGAGCTTGGCGCGGACAGCCTCTACCAGATGCTCTTTGCTGGATCCGGTTGCAGCAGCGCATACCTCGCCCTGGTCATTGGCGACGACTGCGCCGTATGGACGCTCAGGGTTGATGGTGTGAATGACGTAAGCGATCTGATCCGGCTGGATCACTTCGTTCACTGACTCCTGCGCATCCATCAGGCTGACTGCTGCTTCCGAAAGACATCCGGACTCGGCCCGACCATTGGCCATGTCCTCTAGGAAGGTTCGCAGAGACTGATATTTGGTCGATGGATCCCGGGATAGCCTGATCGAGCTTGCAAGTGCGCCAAGGGTCACTTTGATGTGGTGGGCGGTGTCGTCATTTTCGACGGCAACATGCGCGTCTACCGTGATCTCGGGGCGGCGAAGCTGGCAACTGGCGGTACCGCCATGCTCGATGATGTGCTGCAGCAGCATGACCTTCTGCAATGGGATGCTGAACTCGCTCATGCCACACCCCCGGCGCAGGTAACTGCGTGAGCTTTGCCCGTGTCGGAAATGATTACCTTCAAGCCTGTGCGGGTTTGGAATGCCCTTATCGTGGCCAGATTGCTGCAGGCTGTGGGATGGATTAATACCAGTCCGCGACCATTGTGCTGTGCTGATTTCATGGGTCCGTGTCCTTATGTGAGAGGGTGACACGGTGTTAAATTAGCAAAAGCTAATTGGTTCATCAATAGCAACTGCTAATTCAGATGGGCGCGAGTGCTTCTCGGCTGGCATGCCGATAGGTCAAAGCTGGAATGGACCTACAGCTTCTTCGCGTTCCAGGCGAGCAGAACTCGAGCCTGGATGTGCATACGATCAATCATCGACTCGTCGATGATGATGGGCGGGTAGACGGGGTTATCTGAAATCATCCTAAGCTGTCCGCCGGTCAGGCGCTGCAGGCGTTTGATGTAGAGATCACCATCAAGCGCGAAAACGTAGATTGCATCCGTTCTGACCTCGGTTATCCCTCGATCAACCAGCAGCGCATCACCATCCGCGAAGGTGCCGTACATGCTGTCTCCGTCACCGGTGATGATCGCGAGGTTGTCGATATTGGAGAACGCCAAACCCTGCATTCTGAGCCAATCAAGATGCACGGTCATGTCGCGGATGACTTCAATAAACATTTCGGGGGCTACCTTGCCGTGCCCCATCGACGCTGCAATGTCGAGATGCGGAATCAGAACGTAGTTCTTGTCTTTGGCCAAACGAGTAGGCAGACGAACCACGTTGTCTGGGGCTTTCGTAGAGGGCTCCTCCGAGGGAGGAGATGTCAGCGTCCCTGCAGCGAGCCCGATCTTGAGCTCCAGATTCAACGCAGCCTTCTCCCCCAGCTTTCGATGGCCGTTCAACAGTTGTGACAGGTACGAAGCATCCAGGTCATGCGCCTCGGCGAATTCCTTCTGGCTCAGTGCACCCATGATCTTGCGGAGGGAGGCGATACGCTTTTCGTTGATATCCATGTGGTGATGATTGCTTTCCGTTAGCAAACAGTAAATTACAAGATGCTATTGTCTTGCTGATTAGCAGTTGCTAATCTCGCCGCCATTGGGGGTGCCTATGACGCTAAGCGAATGCTTGAAAACGATGGACAGGGAAGGGCTAGAGGCTTTCGCTCAGCGCTGTGGAACGTCCGTTGGCCAGTTGAAACAGGTGGCTTACGGCAATCGCCGCGCTAGCGCGGGTCTGGCTGTTTGCCTGGATCGAGAAACGGGAGGAGTGATCAGTTGTGAAACGCTTCGACCGGACATCGACTGGGCTTACTTGAGATTCAAGAAGCAATAGGTGCTGGACTGGGGCCTCTCACCTCCCCAGTCCAGCTACGACGACGCACAGCACAGTACGGTCGTGGTTGTAGGATAGGTCTTACCCTGTCCTGTGACTACACCGTTAATCGAGGTTTAACGGTTTATGAGTCGCATCGATACCTTGCTGGACACCGGTCCAGCCCTTTCCCTGCGCCATGCGCTTTACCGCGCTGGTCGCGAATACAGAGGCGGCATCACCACTCTGGCGTTTGATATGGGCATGGACCTGGATGCCCTGCAGAAGAAGTTGAAGCACGATGAAGAGCGGCGCTGGTTGAATCCAGACGAGCTTGAAGAGGTATTGCAGTGGACTTCTGACAAGCGCGTACTGGATGCATTGGGCAGGGCGGCAGGGGTGGTCTGGTATCGCCCGCAGCCGGTGCCTGCGACCAACGAGCAACTCAAGGCGGTTGCTCATCTGCTCGAGGAGGCTGCTCAGTTCGTCAGCAGCATGCACGAAGGCGCTGCGGACAACGTATGGGAGCTGCATGAGGTCCAGCGACTGGAAGCGTGCGGCCTGGATGTGATCCGGCAGGTACTAGCGATCACCGCCGGTGCCCGCAATGCGATGGAGGATCAGGTCAATGGCTAACGTTCCTGATCCACTCGACATGGCCGCTGAGCAGTCCGAGTACTTCCTGCAGATGGCTCTGCAGCGCCATACCCAACGCTCGGTTAAAGCCAGCGCTCAGTTCTGCGAAGACTGCGACGACGCCATCCCGCTGCTGCGTCAGCAACTCGTTCAAGGCTGCGAAACCTGCATCAGTTGCCAAGAGCTGCGGGAGCGGCGCAGATGACCGACCGCCCAACACCAACAATGGCCGAGTGGGCGCGGCGCTATGTCGACGTTTTCGGCCTCGCGCTGGTACCGATTGAGCCGGGCGAGAAGGCACCCAAGGGTAGCGGTTGGAACAAGCCGGGTGGCTACTTCACCGACGCTTCTGAGGCCGAGGGTTTCTGGCAGCAGCACCCGGGTCACAACCTGGGCGTTGTACTGGGGCCGAGCCGGGTCTGCTCGCTGGATGTCGATGATGTTCCGCTGACTCGGTTGGCCCTGCAGCAGACGTTGGGTCTTGATGTTGACGCACTTGCGGCTGTCTATCCGACGGCAGTGGGTAACCCTCTGCGCTTTCGCATCCTGTTCAAGGTGCCGGCAGGCGTTGAGCTGAGTCGTCATTCTTTGGTGTGGCCCAATCAGAATGACCCTGACGGCAAGATCTACAAAGGTTTGATGGTCCAGGTCAAAGCAGCGATGGATGAAGGTGATGCTGCCCGAGAGGCGGCATTTCGCATGGCAGCAGAGCCGTTCAAGAAAATCACGGTGTTCGAGCTGCGCGGTGGTCTGGTGCAGGACGTTCTGCCACCGTCGATTCACCCCGACACCGGCAAACCATACACCTGGCGCAACCCACCCTCAGCTGAAGGGCTGCCGGAATTGCCCCCGGAGCTTCTGGCCATCTGGCAGGGGTGGGATGCGTTCAAGCAGCAGGCCGACGCGGTTTGCCCGTGGCGCCCCCAATCAGTCGTGGCACCCGCTCGGGCACCTGAGCGCTCGAAGCCTACATTGGTCCGATCCGGGCAGCCGTTGCCCGAGGTCATACCGGAATTCAATCGCCGGCATGACATCGCCACATTGATCGAGGCGCATGGGTACCAGCGGATCGATGGCAAGTGGCTCTGCCCGCAGAGCAGCAGTGGCCTGCCTGGCGTCACCATCAGCGATGGCAAGTTGTACTCGCACCACAGCTCTGATCCGCTGGGCAACGGCCACAAGAATGACGCATTCGATGTCTATTGCATCCTGGTGCATGACGGTGATCGCCGGGTGGCTACCCGAGAGGCGGCGCGGATTCTTGGTATCGATGCCAAGTCGCGGCCACCCACACCGCCGCCGCAGGGGGAGCTTCCCCAGGCCCCATCAATCGATGAGCCAGCAGACGCGGCTACGGATCCGGCTGGTGAGGTAGATGAGCTTCCCCGTACCCCATCGGACGAAGCAGCGGCCAGCTCGGCCGGCTCCTCGGACTCAGGGGGTGAGGGGGCAGATGGATTGGAGTTGAAAGCTGCGCTGCGGCGGTTCGCATTGGTGGAAGGCTCGACCAACGTGTGGGATCTCGACAAGGCGCAGTCGATGAAGCGGGCCGGGTTTGAAGCGCTGGTGGGCAAGTCTCTGGCGAAGCAGTGGATTGATCGCACCGACAAAAAACTGGTGTCACTCGATCAAGTCAAAGAGCTGGAGCAGGTAAAGCGCCTGGCAGCGAAGAAGGGCGGCGCGCTCAAGTTGGACCCCATCGAGCGGTACGTCTACATCGACGGCACCAAGGATGTATGGGACCGGGAAAAGAAGCGGCGGATCCCCGAGGGCGCGGTCAAGATGGCTTTGGGCGATGAGTACAAGTGGTGGCTGAACAGCCAGGACCGGCGTGTGGTGGATGTCGACCATATCGTCTTTGATCCGACCATGACCAAAGACCCAGCCGTGTACATCAACACGTTTGAGGGCTTGCCGCTCGAGCCTGTTCGCAACGACGCAGCGTGCGAGAACCTGCGCTGGCTGATCAGCTTTTTGTGCAACCACGATGCCGAGGCGCTGGACTGGCTAATCAAGTGGCTGGCCTACCCACTGCAGAACATGGGCGCGAAGATGGATACCGCTGTGCTTTTCCATTCCACGATGGAAGGATCGGGCAAGAGCCTGATGTTTGCGGATGTGATGGGCGAACTCTACGGCCAGTACGGCGCGACGGTGGGGCAGACGCAGCTGGAGGGCAACTTCAACGCCTGGCAGAGCAGGAAGCTTTGGGCGGTTTTTGAGGAAGTCGTCAGTCGCGATCAGCGCTACAACCAGGTGGGCAAGATCAAGCACATGATCACCGGCAAAACCGTGCGCATGGAGTCGAAATTCATCAACGGCTGGGAAGAATCCAACCATATGAACTCGGCGTTTCTCAGCAACGAGATCATGCCCTGGCCGATCAGCGAGGACGACCGCCGCATGCTGGTCATGTGGCCTTTGGAGACGCTGCCGCCTGACCGGCAGAAGGCGATCAGCAAAGAGCTGGCCAATGGCGGCGTTGCGGCGCTGTACGGCTGGTTGCTGGAAGTTGACCTAGGCGAGTTCAACCAGCGCACCCGACCACCCAAGACTGAGGCGAGGCAACGACTAGTGGAGCTGAGCCGCACAGCCTGGCAGACCTTCTTCTACCTGTGGCGCGCTGGCGAGCTTGGCAACGGCCTGTGGGGCTGCGCCCTGACCACGGACATCTACGCGATGTTCATCGAGTGGTGCTCGCACAATCGGGAGAACGCTATGAGCCAAACAAAATTCTCGTTGATGGTGAGTGCCAAGGTTGAGAAGACGCGGGCCATCCCGTGGACTGATGGCAATCAACGGCGGTTCGCTGCATTCTTTTTTCCGAGCGATGGCGATCCTTCCCTGCCCCCATCCATGAAGTCGGCCGAGCTGGGCAAGAACGTCGTCGAGTGGCGCGCCAGGGCAAAGCTGGCTGGGTGGAACGTGGATGGCTGGGACCATGTGAAGAGGGTGCTTGCAGCATGACTACATCAATAAGTGTGTTGGGTGTGTTGGGTTTGTGTCGGGTTCAGTTTACCAACTCAACACAGGCAGAAGCCCCGGAATCATTGGTTTGGCGGCAATCTGTGTTGGGTGTGTTGGGTTTTTTCGTGCGCGCGCGCATGCGCGTGATTTCTCAACCCTGCATCACTGCCAGAAAAAAACTCTGTGCGAGAACTGAAATACCCAACAAACCCAACAAACCCAACACACCTTTTATTAATACATTGATTTCATTGGTTTTTAAGTGTGTTGGGTCTGTGTTGGGTTGGCTGAATGCGTGTTGGGTTGCGGTTTGCGGGGTATTTCACTCATGAAAAAGGATGTTGATGACCTCATGCGCCATTGGGCCGAGCAGCGGGCACGCTTTGGTCTGGAGGCCGGCGTGGGGAGCCAGATGGGCACGATCATGCAATGGAAGGGCGCAGCCCCTCGCGGCGGTTCACCTGGATCGAGTATCCCGGCAGGTGGCTTGGGTATGGATCGCGCTGCTGCCGAGGTCGACGCGGCGGTTGCCGAGTTGGAGCGCCGTGATGATCGAGGTGAGGTACTGGCGAGGTTGGCTAGATTTCGCTACCTGCATGGTGCTCCAATTCGTGAGCAGATGAGGGAATTGGGCCTGGCAGAGGATGCTGAGCGCACATACTGGAACTGGCTTGATGCGCTGCACCTACAGGTGGTCAGGATCATCATTGCGCGTTCCGGACCTTATCGAAGCAATACCGTTCGTCGGGTAGGAATGCGCCGTGGCTGCGCCGAGGGTGCGCCGAAGTAGCGTCAAGGTGGCGAACCGAAAATAGCCTCTGTTCGGTTTTGCAGTTAGTCGGTAAAAAGGCGCCACGATATGAAAAGTGCGCTTAGGCGCTTCCCCTACAAGCACCGTGCTGTGCAACCCGCCCCGATCTTTCGGTGCACTGAGAACCCTGCCATCTGGCGGGGTTTTCTGTTTCTGGCGCCGTGCTTTGCCAACGAGGCTTACATGAACAGCGAGCAACAAGCGTTAGCCGAGATACCGATCTGGATGGTGATCGTTCTGTCTCTGGTCGGCGGTGTATCGGGCGAGATGTGGCGGGCCGACAAGGCCGGGGTCAGCGGTTGGAGTTTGATCCGGCGCCTGGTGCTGAGGTCGGGTGCCTGTGTGACTTGCGGGGTGGCGACCAACATGCTGCTGTATGCCCTCGGTGTTTCGGTATGGGCGGCAGCGGCGGTGGGTTGCTTGACCGCGATGGCCGGCGCGGACGTGGCGATCAATCTCTACGAACGCTGGGCTGCCAAGCGGCTGGGCCTCGGGCAGGTGCCGCCGGCCGAGGCAGGGCAGTGACCCCGGCGGGTGGGGGCGTCGGCATCTGCCGATTTTTGGGTCCTCCCTCGGGGGGGCCCCCTACACGGGTACGCAGACTCGCGGTTTCTCTGCAGCTGAGGTGTGCGCAGGGATGTCCGTCTTTTCAAGGACTTAGCAATGGGAAGGACAGTCAGCAAGGCCGAACTTGGTGAGATCGTCGGTCGAGATGAGCGCACCCTCAGCCGCTGGCAGAAAGACGGAATGCCGGTAATTGAGTTCGGCGTGGGGCGCGGCAACGAAAACCAATACGACACCCAGGCGGTGATCGAGTGGCTGATGCGCCAGGCTGCGTTGAACGGCAAGAAAGAGAGTACTCGGGACCGACTAGACAGGCTTCGCGGTGACCGCGAGGAATTGGCGCTAGCTAAAGACTTGGGCGAAGTCGTGATCGAGGCAGAGATGGTTTCCCGCTTCGAGGCAGTCATCACCGCCGCTAAGATCGAACTGCTCAACACTCTGCCTGATGACCTGGCATCAACGTTGTCCGCCCAGTACGGCGTAGCAATCGACGACCAACTGATCCGCGAGCCCATCGAACAAATACTCAGGAGGTTGTCCGCGTATGACGAGGATGACGATGATCCCGAATGGGATCCTGACGAGCCGGACGATGAGGAGGGCTCTGAAGAAGACGGCGACTAAGGGCATCAGCCGGGCGTGTAAAAAATGGGCGCCACCACCACGGATGAGCATCATCGAGTGGGCTGCCAAGTACCGCTACCTCTCAACCGAAGAGGCGGGCAAGCCTGGAAAGTATCGCTTCGATGTAACGCCTCACCTGATCTGGCCAGGTGGCCCACTCGAAGCTTTGGACGATCCGAATGTGTTTGAGATCGTTGGGCGCAAGTCTGCCCAGGTCGCCTGGACTTCAGGTGTGATGGGTAATGCCATCGGTAAGTGGATCGATCTTGACCCGTCCCCGATCTTGATTCTGTTTCCCAAGGCCGAGGCTGCGAAGCAGTATGTAGCCGAGAAGTTGGAGCCGATGATCGCGGCGACCAAGCGCTTGCGTAACAAGGTCGATCTACGTAGCCGCAAGCTGCAACAGCGCCAAGACTTCAAGAGGTTCCCCGGCGGATTCCTGAAGATGGTCGGCTCGAACAGTCCATCCAGCGTGAAGTCCACGCCGGTGCCACGGGTCGCAGTAGAGGAACCGGACGACTGCAACCTGAACCTGCGGGGGCAGGGGGACAGTATCAAGCTGGCCAAAGAACGCCTCAAAACGTTTCGGCGGTCCAAGATCATCATCGGTGGTACCCCCACAATCAAGGGGCTCTCGGCGATTGACGCTGAGCTGGAACTGTCGGACAAGCGTATCGGCCTCGTTCCATGCCATGGGTGCGGCCAGTCGCATGCACTGAGCTTCGAGCATCTGCATTGCGACGAGGATGTCAGCTATTTTCACGAGGTGTACGGTAAGCGTCGGCCTGAAACGGCTTACTACGCGTGCCCTCATTGTGGCGAGATCTGGGACGATCACCAGAAGAACGCCAACCTTCAGCACGGCCGCTGGGAAGCTACTGCTGAGTTCCGGGGTATCGCGGGTTACATCCTGAATGAGCTGTATGCCACGTTTCATGGCTCCCGCTTTGAAGTGCTGATGGAGAAGAAGCTCCAAGCTGAGCACGCGGCATCGAACGGCAACCACGGGCCGATGATCGCGTTCACAAACAGTCAGATGGGGGAGTGCTACGAGTACAAAAGCAATGCACCCAAGACGGATGAGCTGGAGAAGCGCGCCGAGCCTTATGCCGAACTGACAGCGCCAAAGGGCGTGTTATTGGTGACGGTCGGCGTGGACGTGCAGGGCGACCGACTTGCCCTGGTTATCGTCGGCTGGGGTAGGGGTGAGGAATCCTGGCGGTTGTACTGGGGCGAGCTGGAAGGCAACCCGATTGATCCCCACGACCCAGTGTGGACCGAACTAGACAAGATCGTGGCCACCCCAATCACTACCGAGGGCGGCGCTCAGCTCGCCGTTTCAGCGGTCAGTATTGACAGCTCTGACGGCAACACCAGCGATGCGGTCTACACCTACGTACGGGACCGCCAGCGCTTCAACATCATGGCGATCAAGGGCGCATCTATCGACAGCCGAGATCGGGAGATCTTCACCAAGCCGGCCCAGTCGGCGGACACCAGCCAAGACAACACCAAGGCTGCCAAGTACGGCCTGCGCGTCTACATCGTCGGCACCCACAAGGCCAAGACGCTGATTGATGGCCGCATGCGGCTCTCGGGCAGCGGTCCTGGCCGCATGCATTGGTACAGCGAGATCCGTGCTGACTACTACGAGCAGGTGACCAACGAGGTTCTTGCGCCGCACCCCCGACAGCCAAGCAAGATGGTCTGGCAGAAAAAGGCCGGGCGCCGAAACGAGGCGCTGGACTGCGAGGTGTATGCCTTGCACGCGGCTCGGAGCCTCAAGACGCATCTGCTGCGCGATCACGAGTGGGACCAGCTGGAGCAGCAACAGCTTCAGCCCACCCTCTTCAACACAGAGCAGGCGGTAGCGCCGGTGCCCCGCCGCGCAGTTACTCGCGGGCGTGGTACTCGGAGCCGCGTCAGCTAATCGAGGTTCACCATGACAGAAGCAGAACAACGCCTGGCGGAAGTCAGGGTGGCGATATCGGCCGTCCTGAAGAATGGCCAGCGGCTGCGCCGTGCCGACCGGGAGATCCAGTTGGCCGAACTCAACAGCCTGCGGTTGCTGGAAAAGCAGTACGCCGATCAGGTTTCTCTGGAGCAGGCCGCGCGGGCCCGGCGTGGACGCAGCCGCATCTCATACGTGGGAATTTAGACATGTGGCCATTTCGTAAACGAGACTCCGCTGCCGAGCAGCTGATGGGGGAGGCGATCCGGGTGGCTAGGGCTTCGGTCGAAGGTCAGCAGATCGTTGCTCAAGGTGGTGGTGGCGGTGTCGAAACCCGCTGGCGTGGAGCCTCGCGGGTACTACGCAGCGTGGCAAGCTGGATACCTGGTTTGGGCAGCCCTCGACGTGACTTCAATCAGAGCGAGCGGCGCATGTTGGTCGCACGCTCGCGCGATGCGATGCGCAACCACCTGGTGGCTCGCGCCGCGATCACCCGACTACGGACCAACGTGGTGGGTACCGGACTTGTCTGCCGCGCGCAGGTTGACCATGAGGCGCTGGGCATCACCGAAGAGCAGGCAGAGCAGCTCAACGGCAAGCTCGACCGGCTCTGGTCGCTGTATGCCGACGACCCGCGCGAGTGCGATGCAGAAGCCACACTCAACCACTATCAGCTGCAGGCCCTGGTGCTGGTGTCCTCGATGGTGGCAGGCGACGTGTTCGTGGCCAGCCCCGATCAGGAGCGAGCCGGCTGCCTGTTCAGCACGCGCTTGCAATTGATTGAGTCCGACCGGGTTGGCAACCCCAACAACGGCATGGACCGAACGGATATGGTCGAGGGAATCGAGTTCGATGGACTGGGCTCGCCTGTGGCATATCACGTTTGCACCGGCTATCCCGGTGAGCATCTTGCAGGCAATCCCTTGCGTTGGGAGCGTCTGCAAGTGTTCGGGGGGGCAACAGGCCGGCGGCGAGTGCTTCATGTCATGTCGGACAAAGAGCGGCCCGGCCAGAAGCGAGGCGCACCCTACCTGTCGCCTGTACTGGAGCCGTTGCAGAAGCTGGAGCGCTACAGCAGCGCCGAGCTGATGGCCGCTGTGATCTCGGCGATGTTCACCGTATTCATCAAGAAAGGTGACAACTTCCAGCCGGGCAACCTACCGATGTCGGCCTTGGCTGAAGAGCAGCCTGGCGGTGACGACACGTCGGACGGCGAGCTGGCGTTGGGCGAGGGTGCCATCGTGGACCTCGGCGTGGGCGAAGAGCCGATGGTGGCCAACCCCAGCCGGCCTAATGCGCAGTTCGATCCGTTCTTCACTGCGGTGGTGAAGGAGATCGGCGCGGCGCTTGAGCTGCCAATGGAAGAGCTGCTGTTGCACTACAGCAGCAGCTACAGCGCAGCGCGCGCGGCCATGCTGCAGGCATGGCGATTCTACAGCCTGCGCCGCTGGTGGCTGGCGTGTGATTTCTGTCAGCCGAGTCGCGAGCTGATCATCGATGAGGCCGTAGCCCGTGGGCTGATCGATCTGCCCGGCTACGGCGACACTGCCAAGCGCAAAGCCTATTGCCAAGCCATCTGGATTGGCCCGGCACGCGGGGCCATCGATGAACTCAAGGAAGCCAACGCGGCAGGCAAGCGCATCGAGATCGGCGTCAGTAACGAAACGCTGGAGACCGCCGCAATGACCGGCGAGCCCTGGCAGCAGGTGATCCGGCAACGGACCCGCGAAGTCAGCTACCGGCGCGAGCACAACATCCAGGCGCTGCCCAAAGGCGGTCTGGAAGACCCGCCTGAACCCGAACCCAAAGAGAATTGATCATGCCAAGAGCACTTGAGCTGGCTGCCTCGCAGCCCTGGCTGATGTTGCCTGACGCCCTGGACAACCTGCTGACCATCTCGGACCGCATGGGTGATCCACTCGCGCTGGCCACCAAGCGCGGCGAGCGGCTGGAAGAAACCCGCAAGGTCACGTTACGCGGCAACGTGGCTGTGGTGCCGGTTATCGGTCCCATTTTCCGTTACGCCAACCTCTTCACCGAGATCAGTGGGGCAACCAGCACTCAGGTGCTGGGCAGTGATATCCAGCGCGCGCTTGACGACCCCAAGGTCAAGTCAATTGTGCTCAACATCGACAGCCCAGGCGGCGTTGCGTCGGGCATCAACGAGTTGGCCGAGCTGATCTATCAGGGCCGTTCGCGCAAACGCATCGTCGCGTACATCGGCGGAATCGGCGCAAGCGCGGCGTACTGGATCGCCTCGGCGGCTCACGAAATCATCATCGACGAAGCGAGCCTCGCCGGCAGCATTGGCGTGGTCGTGGAAGCCGTCATCGATGACGAGAAGGCCAGCGGTCGTACCCGGTACCAGATCGTCAGCCGTAACGCTCCCAATAAGCGCCCTGATCTCGGCACCGAAGAAGGCCGCGCCAAGCTCGGCGAAACCATCGACGCGTTAGGCGAGGTGTTCGTGGGCAAAGTGGCCCGCAACCTCAATGTGGCGGCAGACAAAGTCCCCGAGATGGGCGACCACGGCGGTATCCGCGTTGGTGCTGATGCCGTCAAGCACGGCCTGGCCCATCGGGTGGGGGCGCTGGAGTCGCTGATTTCCGAACTGGCCAAACCGGCCTTTAACTCACTAAGGACCAACACCATGACCACTGTTAAGACCACGGCAGATCTGCGCACCGCGCTCGCAGCGGGTACCGACCCGGCCACTATCGAAATCGCCCAGGCGGATCAGCCAGACCTTTCGGCAATCCGTACCGAGGCCGCGACCGCCGAGCGTGAGCGCATCAAGGGGATCAACGCGCTGGGCAGTAAGGGCTTCGAGAAGGAAGTCGAGGCGGCCATCGAAGACGGTAGCAGCGTGGAGGCTACCGCCATGGTGATGTTCAAGGCTGCTCAGGATCGCGGAATTTCCCTCTCGGGCATCAAGACCGATGCCCAGGGCGTTAGCAGTACCACCCCGCCCGCAGGCGGCAAGGAAGGCGAGCGCAAAGCCGCCGTCAGCGCAATCGTTGCAGGCGCCTCGCGCCGTTGATAGGAGCCCGACATGGCCAACCCTGAACGCAAGACCTACCTGCCGACCCAGTTGTCAGCAGGGGATTTTCCCATCGTCATCGATAGCGGCGTAGTCGCTGCTGGACAGGTGCTCAAGCGCGGTGCTGTCTTGGGGCAGGTCACCGACAGCCGAGAGTACGTGCTGTGCAAGACCGCCGCGCAAGACGGCTCGAAGGCGCCCACTGCCATCCTCGAGCAGGACGTCGACACCACTGATGGCGCCAAGACCGCGCCGATTCGGCTCACCGGCCAGGTGCTCGGCAACCAACTCACACTCGGCGAGGGTCTGACCCTGCCTGCCGCCAAGGCCGCTTTGCGACCTCTCTGCCTCTTCATTCGTTAACGGAGCCCCCATGACCGATATTTTCGACACCCTGACCATGCTGGAAGCGGTCGAGCAGATGAGCGCGCCTCGCCGCTTCCTGCTCAATACGTTTTTCAACGGTGGCATGCCTGAAACGTTTGGCACCGAGACGGTGACCATCGACATCATCAAAGGCCAGCGCAAGATGGCGCCGTTCGTTCATCCGACGCTGCCCGGTAGTGTCTCGGCGCGTAAGGGCTTCACGTCCTCGACCTACAAACCGCCGTACATCCAGCCGAAGCGCGCGACGCGCGCGGAGCTGATCCTGAAGCGCTCGGCTGGCGATAACCCGTTCTCCACGCGCACTGCGCTCGAGCGCGCGGGTGAGCGGCTTGGCCGTGACTTGTTGGAACTGGACGAAGAAATCATCCGCCGCGAAGAATGGATGTGCGCCCAGGCGCTGACCACCGGCAAGATCCGTGTGGTGGGCGAGGGCGTGGACGACATCATCGACTTCCTCATGGAAGACACTCACAAGGTCACGCTGGCCAGCGGTCGTTGGAATACTGACGCATCGGACCCTATTGGCAACCTGCGTCAGTGGCGGCGTTTGATCGCCAAGGATTCTGGCCGCTCGGCCAACGTCGCGGTGCTGAGCAGCGGCGCGCAGGATGCGTTCCAAAGCAATAAGAAGGTGCTCGAGCAACTGAACAGCCGTCGGGTCGACATGGGCCTCATCAAGCCTGAAGAACTGCCGGATGGCGTGACCTACATCGGCTACCTGAATGATCCTGGCGTAGACCTCTATGCCTACGACGAGTGGTATGCGGACGACGAGGGTGAAGACCAGCCAGTGATTCCCGAAGGCGGCCTGATTCTCGGCTCGACCTCGACTCGGAACGCCATGCTGTACGCGGCCATTCAAGACATGGAAGCCATTGAGAGCGGTCTGGTCGAGGCGGCTCGCTTCCCGAAAAGCTGGGTAACTAAAGAGCCGAGCATGCGCTGGCTGAAACTGCAGTCGGCACCGCTGGCCGGGTTGCTCGAACCGAACGCTTTCCTGTTCGCGAAGGTGGTGTGACATGGCGACCAAGACCGAATACGTGGTGCTTGATGGCTGCATTCAGGATGGGGCCAAGGTCATCAAGAAAGGGGAAGTGTTCGAGTCCTCCGACAAAGAGCTGATCAAGCTGCTTGTAGAAGAAGACAAGATCGCCCGGCGCGGCCAGCTCCCGTCGAAGGACGATTCTGACGACGGTGATTGACCATGGATTTCCGTGAGCAGACGGCATTCATGGATGGCGCTCTGTTAGACGCTCTGGGGGATGAGGCCGAGATAGAGGGAATGGTTGAGCCTGTGCCGGGCTTCTTCTCGGCACCCTGGCTGCAGCCCAAGCTCGGCCGCATCAACACGGGCCTGCGTGAACCAGTGTTCGCGGTTCGCATCGCGCATGCGCACGGTATCAAGGAGGGCCAGCACCTGGTGTGTCGACTCGCGCCAGAGGATGGGGGTGGCCGTTATGTCATCACCAAGCGTGAGCCAGACGGCACCGGATGGATCAACCTGATCTTGCGGGAGGTTCGATGAGCGTTGGTAGCTACGTCAAGCAGTCAGCGAACTCCGGGTTGTTCACTCTGCAGCTTGCAGATACTGATCGAAAGGTGTTCACAGAGTTTGCCGCGCTCGTGCCCAAGGCCGCGCGCGCAGCTCAACGCCGTGCGTTGAACAAGACGCTTCGCTGGTTGAGGACGCACATCGCGCGGTCTGTTGGCAAACAGGAGCGTATTGCGATCTCTGCCGTCCGGCAGCGTCTGCGAGCCTATCCAGTTGACGCCAACGGGCAGGCACGCTTGTGGTTCGGTATCAATCCGATTGAGGCCAGTCGAGCGGGCAGGGTGCGGCAAAGCCGGTCCGGTGTCGCTGTGGCGGGGCGCAAGTATCAGGGTGCATTTTTCAAGCGTGTCTACGGATCAGCGCCTGATATCTGGATCCGTACCGCGAGCAAGCATTTCGACGCTGCCGATTACCCGGAAAGCCAGGTTTCAGGAGGCGGGAAGCAGCACGGCTGGATTTCAGAAAACGGCAGCCGTTTCCCGCTGGCCAAAGCCATGATTTCATTGGAGGACATCAGACCGCACTTCGAGTCTTGGGTTGGCCGCGCGCATCAGCGATTGCTTGGGATCCTCGAGCAGGAGCTCAACTACGAATTGCAGAAGTATCTGAGGAGTTCGGGAAGTGGAAGATGATCCGATTCCATTGGCGGGCCTTTTCGCCGCTATTGAACAGCACATCCAGCAAGCGATACCCGGCTTGGCCTACATCGGAACCATGCCGGATAGAATTCACTGCGTTGATGTTCCTGCAGTGGTGCTTGAACTGGTCGAGTTCGAGGCCGCTGATAAAGATCCAGGCACAGGTGAGACTGCAGTAGATGCCCGGTTCGAGGCGCGCGTGATCATAGGTGGTGAGGAGGCGGGGTGCCAGCACATTGCGGCATTCGTTGCGGCTCAACTGACGGTGCTTCTGCGCATGCAGATGTGGGGCCTTGCAGTTGAACCCGCCGAATTCGTTCGTGCTGCACAGGACTGGACACGGCCCGAGCTGGACGGGTTTGCGGTCTGGGTGGTCGAGTGGACCCAGATCATTTACCTCGGCGAGGAGGAATGGCCTTGGCCAATCCAGCCGCCCGGCAGTCTGGTACTGGCGGTCGGGCCTGATGCTGAACGTGTCTTGCCCGAGGATCTGACATGAGTTACGCAAGCGCGCAGCATGATCGCATGCTGGCCTGTGTGGTGATGGCGTGCCGCGTGGTCGCGGTGGATCTGTCGACGGCGCGGGTGCGGGTATCGGACGGCGCCGGCTGGACCAGTGCCTGGGTGCGCTGGCATAGCCAGGCCGCTGGTAAGGCGCGCCACTGGCGGGCGCCGAGCCTGAACGAGCAGGGCACGCTGGTCAGTCCCAGCGGTGACCCCGCGCAAGGCACGTTCATACCGGGCCTGTACGGCGACGCTGGCAACCAGCCAGACAACCGCGATCATGTGGAGGTCTGGCGGTTCGATGACGGCGGGTCGCTGGTCTATGACTGGCAGGCCAACAGCTACACCATCACGCTGCCCACGGGCACTGTCGAGGTCAAGGTGGGTGGTACGTTGGCCACGTTAACCGACGATGCAATCACGGCCAAGACGGTTACGTTGACCGCCGAGGCGACCAGCATCATGGCCAAGGCACCGAATATCACCCTTGAGGGAAGCGTCAAGATTGTCGGGCCGTTATCCGTAACGGGCGATATCGCCGGCGCCGGCAAGATCATGGACGCCGGCGGTAACTCGGCAAACCACAAACACTGACAGCCCGCCATTTGAGCGGGCTTTTTCATACCTGGGGAACCCATGGCTATCAAGAAAGAACCCGCTGCGCCTGGTGCGCCGGCGACGGTCACCTATTGCGACAAGGTTAATGCCTCGCGCTCGCTGTTCATGGACAGCGGCCGCGAGCTGAAAGTGATCCGCGCGCGGATCGAGGTTGAAGGTACCGACGCCGAGGCGCAGGCCTATCTGGACGCCCGCAAGGATTTCCAGCGCCTGGAGGCGTAACCCCATGCTCGGAATGGATCGCCGCACAGGGTTGCCGTTGTCCGGCCTGGGCCATCTGCGGCAATCCATTGAAGACATTCTGACGACGCCAATCGGCAGCCGCCGGATGCGGCCGGAATACGGCAGCCGCCTACGTCGTTACGTCGACCTGCCGGTTAACGATGGCTGGAAAAGCGCAGTGCAAGCCGAGGTCGCCCGCGCCCTTGGCCGCTGGGAGCCGCGTTTTCGGCTGGAGCGTGTGCGGGTGACGGCTGTTGTCGACGGGCAAATCACGATGCAGTTAACCGGGGAGTACCTGGGTGACAGCTCAGTCATTGAGGTGAGCGCATGACAATCGACTTGGCGGCGCTGCCGGCGCCGCAGGTGCTGGAAAGCCTGGACTTTGAAGTCATGTATGAGTCCGCGCTGGCGGTGTTCAGGGAGTACCTGGGCGACAACTGGTCGGCGCCACTGGAGAGTGATCCAGTGGTCAAGATTCTGGAATTGGTCGCGTACTGGCGGGTTCAGGACCGGGCGCGGGTCAACGACGCTGCCAAGGCGCTGTTGCTGGCCTACGCCAAAGGCTCGGATCTGGATCAACTGGCGGCCAATGTTGAGCTGCAGCGCCTGGTGGTGCAGGCCGAGGATTTGACCGCGGTGCCACCGGTGCCCGAGGTGCTCGAGGAAGACGACGCCCTGCGCGAGCGGGTGCAGTTGGTCTATGAGGGGCTGACCACGGCCGGCCCCCGAAACAGCTACATCATGCACGCCCGTAACGCATCGGGCCTGGTGGCCGATGCCACCGCCGAAAGTCCGTCGCCGGCAGTGGTCGACGTAACAGTGTTGAGCCTGGACGGTGACGGCACTGCCAGCGACGAGCTGCTGGCCACGGTCGCCGCACACATCAATGATGATGACGTGCGCCCGGTCGCGGATCGGGTCAACGTGCGTACTGCGCAGATCCTGCGTTACCAGATCAATGCCGTGGTGTATCTAGCCGGCAATGGGCCAGAAGGTGAGGCGGTGCTGGCTGAGGCCAAAGCCCGGTTGGAGGCGTGGAAGAACCCGCGCCGGCGCCTCGGCGTGGAAGTCTCCCGTTCGGCCATTGACGCACAATTGCACGTTGCCGGCGTCAAGCGCGTGGAAATCGAAAATTGGTCTGATATCCGACCGACCAAGGCCCAGGCGGCCTGGTGCAGTGACGTGACCGTAACGCGGGGCGCGCTGCCATGACGGCGCTGCTGCCCAATAACAGCACGCCACTGGAGCGGGCCATCGGCGCCGCCGCGCTCGACCGAACCAGAATCACGCTGCGCACCCTGTACAACCCCGACACCTGCCCGGCGCACCTGCTCTACCAGCTCGCTTGGGCGTGGTCGGTGGACCGCTGGGATGACACTTGGTCGGAGGTGGTAAAGCGCTCGGTGATCCGCTCTGCGTACTTCGTTCATTCCCGCAAGGGCACCATCGGCGCTCTGCGGCGCGTGGTGGAGCCGTTCGGCTACCTGATCGAGGTCGTGGAGTGGTGGAACATGGTTCCCGAGGGCGTGCCGGGTACGTTCGCCTTAAAGGTCGGCGTTTCAGACGAGGGCATTGATGAAGGCACTTACACCGAGCTGACGGCGCTGCTCGATGACGCTCGCCCAGTTTCCCGCCACATGACGGGGCTTGCGATCAGCCTGGAGACAAAAGGCCGGTTCTATGTGGGCTGCTCGATGACCGAGGGCGACGTGCTCGACGTATACCCGCCTACCCAGCGAGATATCGAAGTCGTCGGCCGTATCGGTCGTGGCGGCCGTGAACACACCATCGACACAATGGACATTGCATATGGTTGACCAGAACTCACAGTTCTACGCGATCCTCACGAACGTGGGCGCGGCAAAGCTGGCCAACGCGAGCGCGTTGGGGCTTGTACTCAAGATCACTCAAATGGGGATTGGCGACGCCAACGGCACCGACCCGACCCCGAGTGCCCTGCAGCGCTCGCTGCTCAACGAATGGCGCCGCGCGCCGCTGAATCAGTTGAAGGTGGACGATAAAGACCCGTCGATCATCGTTGCCGAGCAGGTGATTCCCGCTGAGGTCGGTGGCAAGTGGATTCGGGAGATCGGCCTATACGACGCGGACGGCGACTTGATTGCGGTGGCCAACTGCGCGCCGACCTATAAGCCGCTGCTGAACCAAGGTTCGGGCCGGACCCAGATCGTGCGCATGAGCCTGGTGGTCAGCAGCTCCAGCAACGTCGAGCTCAAGATTGACCCCAGCGTTGTCTTGGCAACCCGCGAATGGGTGACAGAGGAACTGGCGCGGCAGGATTTCAAGCATTCGGTGGTGGTGGCCACCACGGCTAACATCGTTTTGAGCGGGCTGCAGACGGTTGACGGAATTGCGCTGTTGGCCGGCAACCGCGTGTTGGTCAAGAATCAGACGGTGCCAAAGGACAACGGCCTGTATGTCGTGGCTGCCGGCGCCTGGATTCGATCTGCGGACGCGGACACCAGCGCCAAGGTGACGCCTGGGCTGTTGGTGCATGTGGAGAAGGGCACGGCCAATAGCGACAGCATCTGGCAGTTGGTCACTGATGCGCTGATCAGCCTGGGCGTGTCCGGTTTGAGCTTCGAGATGGTGTTTGGTCGCACGGGCGTGGCTGCCGGCACTTACCGCAGCGTGACGGTCGACAAGAGCGGTCATGTTATTGCGGCTACTAACCCCACTACCATCGCCGGCTATGGCCTGACCGACGTGTACACCAAAACCGAGATCAATACCGCGCTTGCGGCCAAGGCGCCGCTGGACAGCCCCGACTTCACCGGGACGCCACTGGCTCCAACGCCACCGGCTAGTGACGACAGCAAGCGAGTGTCCAACACGGCGTTTGTGACTGCGGCTATCAGGACTGCAATCTCCAAGCTGGTCTCATCTTCACCTGAAGCGCTGGACACGTTAAACGAGTTGGCCGCCGCGCTGGGCAACGACCCCAACTTTGCGGCCACCGTGATGAATGCGCTGGGCCTCAAGGCACCGCTGGCCAGCCCGTTCTTTACCGGGAATCCAAGAGTGCCCACTGTTGAGGTAGACTCAAGAGATTACAGCGCAGTGAACACGTTCTGGGCGCGCAGGCTGCTGGCTCAATATGGGCTTGGCCATAACAACGGCGGCGTAATTCCTGCCACTCAGGAAGAATTGGCAACGCTGCCGTCGGGCAACTACTACTACCCGTCAACTATCTCACCATACGGCAGTGGCGCGTTCACGCAGCGCATGGTGTACTCCTCCAATCGCGGCTTCGAGATCAGCAACTACCCGTATCAAAAGCGGATTTTCGGACGAGCCAGCAAAAACGATGGTACTTGGCAAGCGCCCTTTGAACTGGCGAATCTGGACAGTCCGTCTTTCACGGGTAACCCAACTGGGCCGACTGCAGCGAAGGGTGCCAACACACAGCAGTTGGCCAACACTGCATTCGTCCAGACGGCGGTTGGCACCAAGGCTGAAAAAGGGACCACGCTGGCCGACTACGGCATTACTGATGCGATCCCGAATATCAACCCGCTACCGGGCGGTAGCTATGACTTGCACGCTGATAACTACGCGTTTATCAGTTCTCCGAACGAATCGAGCGTCGCCCAAAACGCATACTGGAATGGCACACAGTGGGTAAAACACAGCTCCAACAAAGCCGCCATTGTTATTGGAGGTGCGGATGGGGCGGCGTTTGTCCGCAAATGGGCAGCGGGGGTCGCGCCGGGGGCTGCGCCGAGTTTCGGGGCGAACATCGCAGAGATCATTGATTCCGGCATGCAGGCCACACCAGCAGATCTGGACGAAGGCGTTTCAAACAAAAAGTGGGTCAGCGTTGGCGGCCTGGCTTACTACTTTGGCCGGAAGCTAAAGGCCGCTGGCGAAACCGTCGCCGGGATCACGCGCTTTGCAACGCTTAACGAGGTGGTAGCGGGCGCTGCTGGTTACCTTGCGGTGTGTCCATCCTTCCTGTTGTCAGGCTTTGGCTACCGCTTTGACTCCAACGGCTATATCAAGCTGCCGACCTGGTTGGGCGGGCTGATGATTCAGTGGTCGGCTAGTGACGAGTCTTCAAGCGAGACGGACTATCGGTACTTCCCGGTCCCGTTCACTTCCACAGTGTATGGGGCTTGGGTGCAATTGCACTCCGGAACCATGCAGAGTTATGCCGGGAATTACGGGACCGTCCTCGGTGTTACGGATGTAAGCCGCTACATATGGACCGCTTCCGGCACTTGGGGTGGTGGTGGCAAGGGTTGGGTTTTCGCGCTGGGGCGCTAGGAGTAAGTATGCAATTTAGCCTTTCAACCGGCTTGTTCTACGACGGCCGTATTCACAAAGATATCCCCGGCGATGCCGTCGACGTTTCAGGTGAGCAGTTCCAAGAGCTATCTACTGGGCGTAACGCTGGCAAGCAGATCGTTTTTCAAGCTGGTCACTTGGTCCTTGTCGACCCTGCACCTTTCGTGCAGACGCGAGAGGAGGAGGAAGCGCGTGAACGTGTTTGGCGCGATCAGGAGGTCACGCGAACAGCATGGCTGCGTGAGCGTCACCGCGACGAGCAGGATCTGCAGCGAGAAACCACGCTGTCAGCTGAGCAGTTCGGCGAGCTGTTGAGCTACCTGCAGGATCTGCGCGACTGGCCCCAGTCAGAACATTTCCCTGTGCTCGAGCGCAGGCCGGTCGCACCGCCCTGGATCGCCGACCAAACCCAATAACGCCCCGCACTGACGGGGCGTTTTCTTTTCCGCTGTATCCCCATGGCCTCGCTGACGCGGGGCCTTTTCATATCTGGAGAGTCTATGTCTGGCTTCTTTCACGGCGTTACCGTAACGAACGTCGATACCGGCGCGCGCACCATCGCTCTGCCTTCGTCCTCGATCATTGGCTTGGTCGACACCTTTACCCCAGCGCCGGCGCTCACTGCGCAGCCTAATGACCTGGTGCTGATCACCAGCGAGCGCGAGGCTATTGCCGCGTTCGGCGCTGACTCGGCGATCACCATGGCCTGCAAAGCCATCTACACCCGCGCCAAGGCGGTCATTGTCGCGTGCGGCGTGGCCAAGCTTGAGGACGCGGCCGAGCAGACCTCGGCGATCATCGGCGGCACGCTGCTGGGCGGCAAGCGTACCGGCCTGCAAGCGCTACTCGATGGTAAAAGCCGGTTCAACGCCCAGCCGCGACTGCTGGTGACGCCCAAGCACAGCGCGACCCAGGCGGTCGGTACTGCGCTGGTGGCGTTGGCTGACAAGCTGCGGGCAATCGCGATCATCGACGGCCCCAACACCACCGATGAGGCCGCCATGGCCTACGCCGGCGAGTTCGGCGCCAAGCGCGCCTACATGGTCGATCCGGGGGTGCAGTACTGGGACACCACTGCAAGCGCCACGGTCGACGCGCCTGGCTCGGCCTATGTCGCTGGCCTGTTCGCCTGGACTGACTCGGAGTACGGCTTTTGGGCCTCGCCCTCGAACAAAGAGTTCGTCGGGATCACCGGCACCAGTCGCCCGATTGAATTCCTCGACGGTGACGAAACCTGCCGGGCCAACCTACTCAACAACGCCAATATCGCGACGATCATCCGCGACGACGGCTACCGCCTGTGGGGCAACCGCACCTTGTCGGCAGATGCGAAATGGGCGTTCGTCACCCGCGTGCGCACGATGGATATCGTCATGGACGCGATCCTGTACGGGCACAAATGGGCGGTCGACCGCTCGATCACCGCAACCTATGTCAAGGACGTGACCGAAGGTCTGCAGGCGTTCATGCGCGACCTCAAGAATCAGGGCGCAATCATCAACTTCGAGGTCTACGCGGACGGCGAGTTGAACACGGCCAGCCAGCTGGAGCAGGGCAAGGTGTACTGGAACATCCGGTTTACCGATGTGCCGCCGGCTGAGAACCCCAATTTCCGCGTCGAAGTCACCAATCAATGGCTGACCGAAGTACTCGCGACCAACGCTTAAGGAGCGCACCACCATGGCAATGATTCCCGAAACTCTGGCCAACCTGAACCTGTTTGTCGATGGCGTCAGCTTTCAGGGCGATGTGCCCAGCCTGACCCTGCCCAAGCTCACGCTCAAGATGGAAGAGCACCGCCCCGGCGGCATGGACGTGCCTATCGAGATGGACCAGGGCATGGAGAAGCAAGAAGCCAGCTTCACCACCACCGGCGTGCGCCGCGAGTCGTTGAAGTTCTTTGGCTTGGCCGATGGGACCGGCTTCAACGGCACGTTCCGGGGCGCCTTCAAAGGCCTAAAAGGCAAGATCACCGCCGTTATCGTCACCCTGCGCGGCAGCCTTAAAGAGGTGGACATGGGCGACTGGAAGCCCGGCGATAAAGCCGAGTTCAAGCACGCCGTAGCTCTTACCTATTACAAGCTGGAAGTCGACGGCCGGGTCATCTACGAAATCGACGCCCTAGGCATGAAGCGCGTTATCAACGGCGTTGACCAGCTCGCGGCACAGCGCACCGCCCTCGGCCTGTAATCCCCTCTCTTTTTTGAAATAAGGATTTTCCCCATGGCACAAGCAACCAAAACCCCGTCCTGGCTGGTCGTTACCGGCGACCGCGTGACTGTCACCCTCACCATGCCCATCGTTGCCAATGGCATTCAAGTCGACAAGCTGTCGCTGCGCGCGCCGACCGTGCGCGATATCCGCAGCGCGCAGGGCGGTGCCGGCGACGAAGAGCAGCGAGAACTCAACCTGTTTGCCAGCCTCGCCGAGGTCGGCGTAAAGGAGCTGGAAGGCATGGCCCTGAAAGACTACACCCGTCTGCAGACTGGCTATTTTCGCCTGGTGCAGGACGACGAGCTTTAACCCCAAGTTGCAAAAGCAGCTGGCCAAGCGGCTGGCTGTCGAGCTGGGTTTCTCGGCCGCTGAGATAGCGGCCATGGCTTGGGAGGATGTGGTTTGGTGGCTCACGGATTGAGCCGTTGAGGGGTAGCGTATGGCAAACAAGCTGGCGTTATCGCTGGTGATCGGGGGCGCCGTCGCATCGTCGGTCGGCGCCGCATTCAACACGGTCGAGGACCGTATTGGCAAGCTGGAAAAGAAAGGCAACAAGGCCAAGGTGCTGAAAAGCACCATTGGCGAAACGGTCAAGCTGCGCGAGGAATGGAAGCGGGCGCACGACACCGGCGCCGCCGGCGCCGACAAGCTGCTGCGCAAGCTGGAGGGTAATTTGACGGCCTTGCGCAAGCAGGGCGTCGAGGTCGGTCGGCTCGGCCAAGAGTACAAGCGCCTGACGCGCGAGGCGAAAGCAGCCGATCTGCAGGTCAAAGGTCATCAGCAGATCGGAGGGGGAAAGTCTGCGCTCGCGTCCGGTGTTCAAAAGGCCGTTATCGGGATGGGGTTGACGGCGATCCCGACCAAGATCAGCGCGGATTATCAGGCGATCATCCGTGATATTGCGATCAAGGCGGATGCGGTCAACAAGCCCCAGGAAGTGCAGCTAAGCCGGACGGTGATCAGCACGTCCAAAGACACTGGCATGGCCCGCAACGGCGTGGCGGATCTGATCAACCAATTAGTCGGCGCTGGCATGGAACTGGACAAGGCCATGGCCTACGCACCGATTGCGGCCAAGTTCGCCGTGGGGCAGGGCGCGTCGGGCGTCGATACGGCCAGCATGATCATGGCGCTGCAGCAGAACGCCAAGATCAACGACCCGAAGGTCATGCAGCAGGCGTTGGAGGCTATCGCCTACCAAGGCCAGGCGGGCAGCTTCGAGGCCAGCGATATGGCGCGCTGGTTCCCGCAACTGCTGGCCAGCATGGAAAAGAACGGCAGTACCGGCTTGGATGCGGTGACGTCGCTCGGCTCCATGCTGCAAGTGCAGATGAAGACGGCGGGCAGCTCGGACGAAGCGGCCAACAACTTCAAGAACTGGGTAGAGAAAATCGGTTCGGGGGATGTGGTAAAGGCCTACGCGGATGTTGGTATCGACTACCAGGGCTCGCTGAATACCGGCATTCAAAAGGGCATGAGCAGCATTGAGTCGTCGATGGCACTGGCGATGAAATATGTGGAAGCCACGGACCCGGCGAAGGCGCAAAAGATCAAGGACGCCAAGGCCAAGATCAGCAGCGAAGTCGACCCGGAGAAGGCCAAGGCGGCGCTCGATGCGCTGGAGAAATCCCTGCGCACCGGCGACCTGTTTGCAGACATGCAGGTCAAGGCCGCGCTTACGGCTTACTCGCAAAACAAAGAGCTGTATGAGCAGCTTAAAAACGACTCCAAGAATTCGTCGGGAATTCTGGACAAGAACCTGGCTGAGCGCCGCGAAACATCGGCGCAGCAGTGGTCCGAGCTATCGCAATCGGTCGATGAATCGATGCGCAGCATTGGCGATGCCATCCGGCCCGCCACGGACGCGGCCGCCAAGGGCCTGACGTGGGTAGCGAAGGGTATCGCCGGCCTGTCGGACAAGTTCCCAGGCATGGTAATGGGCGCTGCCGGCGTGACCGCCGCTGTCGCGGCGCTGATCACCACGTTTAGCGCTGCCAAGATCGGTATCGGCGTCTTCAACGTGGCGCGCGGCTCGATCATGGGGCGCACCCGAGGGCGCAATGCCGGCGGTACCGGCGATGCGCTGCCCAAGACGGGCAATCGTGTTGTGGATACCGGTCTGAGCGCGCTGGGCAAGGTCTTTGGCGGCGCGGCGGCCAATGATGAAGGCTCAGGCCTCAGCAGCGAGCCGCAGCGCGTCTTTGTGGTCAATGCCAGCGCATTGGGTGGGGGTGTTGGCGGCGCTGCTACGGGTGCCGGAGAGCGCGCAGGGAGTCGCCGCAGTCGTCGCCGCGCCCGGCGGCAGGGTGCAACGTCTCGCGCCGTGCCACGGACGGCGGCCAAGGCGACTCGACCGGCCGCCAAGGCGCCAAGCGTACCTATTGCGCCGAAGGCGCTGGCCGAAGGTGCGGGCGAGCTGGCCGGCCTGGGCAAGACCGTCAGCAGCATTCGCAACGTCACACGGCTGGCCAAGCGCCTGCCGGGCGGCAACGTGATTGACGCGGGCATGGGCGCGATTGATACCGCGATGAATGCTACGACTCAGGACGAGAAGGCCGAAGGCTACGGCGGCGCCGCTGGCGGCTTGGCCGGGGCTATGGCTGGCGGTGCGATGGGGGCTGCGCTTGGTTCGGTCGTGCCGGTGATCGGGACTGTGATCGGCGGTGCCATTGGTGCGGCCATCGGCGGTATGGGTGGTGAGTCGCTGGGCGGGTTCCTCGGCAAGAAGTGGTTCGGCGAGGATGAGGAAAAGCCCGAGGAATCGGCGCCGGCGGTCAAGCAAGAAGATCCGCCCGTCGCGTCTGTATCGCCGGCGGCGTCTTTGCCGCCGCCTGTGCCTGTCTCGCTGGCCGCGTCTGCAGTGCCGCCGGCGCCGGCGGTTTCGTATGACCCGCGTGACCCCGACTCAAAAGACCCGTTCCTTGTGCCGGCACTGACGGCCAACAAGGTTCGGTTCCCTGGGGCTGCGATGGCCAAGTCGGCGGCGGCGACCGAAACGCCTGCTGCAGCTGCAGCGCCGGCTGTTTCGTATGACCCGCGTGATCCCAACTCGAAAGATCCGTTCCTTGTGCCCGCACTGACGGCCAATCGCGTGCGCTTCCCTGGTGTCGGCCTCGCGCCGCCCACGGGCAACGTGGTGCGCGATATGGCTGCAGCTGCAGCACCGCCACCGAGCGCCCCCGAGCTGGCCAAGGCGGCAGCGCCACGGGGTGAAGCGCCGAAGGTCGATCAGGCGTTCACGTTCTCGCCGAACATGCCGCTCAATGTGCAGGGTGACGTTAAAGACCCTGCGCAGCTGGTACGCGAAATGGAAGGGCCGTTGCGCTCGCTATGGGAGTCTTTCCAGCGTGAGCAGGGCGCCCGTTGGGCCTCAACTCAACTATTCGATGCAGCACACCTGTAAGGGGGTGATATGACTTACATGGAATCAATGGGGTCGGCGCTGTCGTCGCTGGTCGCGGCCGGGGAGGCCGGCCGCACCTCCCTCGACGGCATGTTGGGGCCGCTCAACGGGGCGGTCAGTGATATGACGGGGGCGGCCTCGGAGCTTGAGGGCATTCCCTTTATCGGCCCGGCCATCGGCGCCAAGCTGCAGCGGACCATGCGGGCGATCAACGCCGCCCAGTCCGTTGTTGGTCAGGTGGCGTCGACCTACAGCCGGGTAGTGACTGCAGCCAGTCAGGTGCAGGAGCGAATCGGCGCGGTCAAGGAGCAGGCCGCACGCGCGGGGGCAGCGATTAACCGCGTCGCCGGCAAGATCAGCCCGTCACTGGGCAACATCGTGCCGACCAGCGCCCTAGGCGTTGAGGCTACGCCGGCGGCCGAGGCCGTGAAGCCGTTTCCGCACCTGCTGATCATGCAGCCGCTCGACCCCAAGCTTGAGCCGTATTACTTCAACCTCGACACGGCGGGCTTTGACGAGCTGCGCCGGCAGACGGGCTTTCGGTGGGCGGGGCAGGAGCGATTGACGCGGGAAATTGCGCAGCAGGCCGTCGGCCAGGGCGATGACAAGCTGACGATCAAGGGCGCGATCTTCCCAAGCTTCAAGGGCGGTATCGGACAGCTGAACACGCTGCGCACCATTGGCCGGCGCCTGCAGCCGCTAAGCCTGATCACAGGCTATGGCGAGGTGCTGGGCAACTGGTGCTTAACGAACGTGGACGAAGACCAAGGGGCGCTGCTGCCCGGCGGTATCCCGCGCAAACAAGGGTTCTCGCTGGAGTTCGTGAAGTATGGCGATGACATGCAGAACGTCTGACGGGGATCTGCTCGACACCCTCTGTCACAACGTCTACGGCCACCTGCTCGGCACCGTCGAGACGGTGCTGGAGGCCAACCAAGGCTTGGCCGACGAGTTGCAGCCGTATCGCGCGGGGCTGCTGATCCACTTCCCGGATCTGCCGGCACCGCAGGCCGAGTCAATCATGCTGTGGGATTGATCCCGCGTTACGCGTAACGAAACCCCGCCGAGTGCGGGGTTTTGCATTTCTGGAGCACGTACACATGAAACCGATGTTTCGCATCGTCGCGGACGGCAACGACATTACCGCGCTGATCAATGATCGGCTGTTGTTGCTGCGCACCACGGACAAGCCCGGCATGGAGTCGGACGAGTTCGAGTTGCGCATTGACGACCGCGACCAGCTGGTGACGCTGCCCAAGCGCGGCGGCAAGATCGAGGTTCACCTGGGGTACGCCGGTCAAGGCCTGGCGCGCCTGGGCAGTTACACGGTCGATGAGGTGGAAGTGACCGGCCCCCCGGACACCATCACTATTCGCGGCAAGGCCAGCGACATGCGTGGCAGCGGCAAGACCACTCGCAGCGGCAGCTGGGAAAACGTGCCGCTCGCGCAGATCGTGCGTGACGTGGCCGCGCGTAATAGCTGGACCCCGGTCTGTTCGGTGCAGACCAAGGTGGCGCGCATCGATCAGAACAACGAATCCGATTTCAATTTCATCACCCGGCTGGCCAAGCAGTACGACTGCACGGCGAAGGTGGGCGACGGCAAGTTGCTGGTCATGCCAAGGAACGGCAATCAGAGCGCGAGCGGCAAGGCGCTGTCGGCCGTGACCCTCACCCGCGCGGACGTCAGCCGGTACTCGTTCCGCCTCGGTGATCGAGGCACCCAGCAGGCGGTCAAGACCAAGCACCAAGACCCCAAAACCGGCGTCTTGAAAGTGGTGGAGCTGGGCAACGACGAGTCGCCCGATGGCCTGCCGGCCGTCCACACCGACCGCCATATCTACCCCAACGAGTCGGCCGCGAAGCAGGCCGCCAAAGCCAGGCTGTCGGCATTCAACCGCAGCACCGCCGCCGTGCGGCTGGAAATGGCCGGGCGTACCGACCTCTTTGCGGAGCGCCAAATTAACGCCAAGGACTTCAAGCCCGGGCTTGATGGCGAGTACCTGGTGGACAGCGTAGAGCAAGTCTTTACCCAGTCTGGCTGGACTACGACCGTCGAGTGCAACGGCGGCAAGAAGGGCAAAGCGAAGGCCGTCGGCAAGAAAACGAAGAAAGAAAAACAGCCGCTCAAGATCGAGCAGTTGTAACCCAATCACAACCCTCCCGATCTGCCGCGCCACTGCGCCGGCATGACGTTTGAAACCAACCTGTTCAAGGATGTTTCCTGATGGCGATTACCGAAAAGCAACTCCAGCAGATCCTCCCCAACGCCGGCACTAAAGCCGGCATTTTCGTACCTGGTCTCAATGCGACCATGGGCAAGTACGCGATCATCACCCGGCTACGCATGGCCGCGTTCATTGCCCAGATCGGCCATGAGTCCGGCCAGCTGCGCCACGTGCGCGAACTTGGCAATAATGTCTACCTGGCCAAGTACGACACTGGGCGCCTCGCCCAGCGCTTGGGCAATACGCCCGAGGCGGACGGTGACGGCCAGCTGTATCGCGGCCGTGGTCTGATACAGATAACCGGGCGCGCGAACTATGAGGCCTGCAGCGAAGCGCTGTTTGGCGATAGCCGCTTGCTCAATACCCCAGAGCTGCTCGAGCAGCCGGTGTATGCGGCGATGTCGGCGGGCTGGTTCTGGCAGCGTGCTGGGCTCAACACGCTTGCCGACAAAGGCGACTTCCTCACCATCACCAAGCGGATCAACGGCGGCACCAATGGCCTCGACGACCGCAATGCGCTCTACCAGCGAGCGCTCGAGGTGCTGCAGTGAACGTGCTTGGTTGGCGGTTAGCCGGCCTTGCGCTGCTACTGGGCATCTACGTCGGTGGTCGTGGTGCCTGGTTGTGGCAAGCCAACCATTACGAAAAAGCGCTGGCTCAACAATCCGGCCAATACCAGCGCGAACGTGAAGCCGCGGCACTGGCCGTAATCGACTGGCAAGCCGAAGAACAGGATCGGCGTCGCGGTCTTGAGGATCGTCTCAAGTCGACGGCAGAAACTCACTGGAAGGAGATGAGCGATGCTCAACAAACTCAGGCTCGCCTGCGTGACAGGCTTGCTACTGCTGATCTGCGGCTGTCAGTCGTCCTCGCCGCAACAGCCGCCGAGAGTGGTAGCTGTGGGGTGTCAACCGCCCCCGGCGCCCGAGGCGTGGTACATGGAGCCGTACGCGCCGACCTTGACCCAGCGCATGCTCAACGAATTATCGCCATCACCGACGAAGGTGATCGAGGACTGATCGCGCTGAAAGCCTGTCAGGCCTACGTGCGCGAAATGACGAAGTGAAAGGAGCGGGCCGGGAGGATGCGTCAACATCCAGCCCGGCCCGCCGAACCCGCAGACCGAACCTGCAAGTCCAGCCAAGGCTCCTGCTCCGTGCACAAAGCGCGGCGAGCCTAACACCTGTTTATCCATACAGTAAAGACTTGCGAGATTATGACCTCACCAATTATCCCTTGGATGGGTGGCAAACGCCGCCTGGCTGACCGCTTGATCCCTCTCTTTCCCCCTCATGAATGCTATGTCGAAGTCTTCGCCGGCGGCGCCGCGTTGTTCTTCATGCGTCCCCAGCCCGCGCCCGTGGAGGTGCTTAACGACCTGAACGGTGACCTGGTCACCCTCTACCGCGTTGTGCAGAACCACCTTGAGGAGTTCGTGCGCCAGTTCAAGTGGGCGCTCAGTTCGCGGCAGATTTTCGAGTGGCAGAAGATGACCCGCCCTGAGACGCTGACCGACATCCAGCGCGCGGCCCGTTTCTTTTACCTGCAGCAGCACGCATTCGGTGGCAAGGTCACGAGTCAGACGTTCGGTACCGCGACCACGGGGCCGGCGATTAATCTGCTGCGGATCGAGGAAAACCTGTCTGCCGCGTGGCAGCGCCTTGCTGGCACCTACGTTGAGAACCTGTCGTGGCTTGACTGTGCCGAACGCTATGATCGAGCGCACACGTTCTTCTACATGGATCCGCCTTACTGGCAGACTGCCGGCTATGGCGTGGATTTCCCTTTCGAGGAGTACGAGCGCATGGCCGACTTCATGCGCCGTTGCAAGGGCAGGGTGATGGTCAGCATCAACGACCACCCAGACATCCGGCGAGCTTTCGACGGCTTCCACTTTGAGTGCGTCGATATCCGCTACACCACGGCCAACCAACGGCAGGGCAAGGCTGAAGTTACTGGTGAGCTAGTGATCATGAACTGGCAGCCTGCGGGACTGGGCCAGCTATTCTAGCGACGGTACCGCGACCTCTTCGATCAGCTCTTCGCCCTGGTTGCGAACATTGCCTACCTGCTTGCTCACTGGGTACCACTTGAAATCGGCAGCAGGCCGGCACCCTGTCTGCACGATCTCTGCGGCACGTTCGATGGTGGTGCCCTCATCGATCCACTCGCGTGCAAGCTCAGGCGTCAGGACCAGTGGCTTGCGATCATGGATATCGATCAGCCCCTGATCAGCGGCAGCGGTGATGATGACGAAGCCATCGCGCTCATCAGGCTCTAGGCCTGCGTGGACTTCGGCCAGCGCGGCAAAATACAACGGTTCGTTGTTTGCGGCCGTGATGTAGAAGGGCTGCTTGCGTTTCGGGTCAGCCGGATCCTTGATCCATTCAAACCACCCGTTTGCAGGCGCCAAGGCTCGGCCTCCTGGCCAGAGCGATTTGAAGAACTTACCCTCCATCACCGTTTCGGCCCGCGCATTGATCGGGTCGGGACGCTTCCCCTTCGCCCAAAAAGGCGCCCACCCCCATTTGACCCGGTCAACGCTAACCCCTCCATCGACCGGTCGAATCAGCTCGACGCGCGTTGACGGCGCTACGTTGTAGCGGTTGATCCGCTCATGGTCGTAGCCATTGATCACCTCAAGGTCCAGCGACAGCTGTTTGAGATAGTGATCCATTGACTCGTAGATCGAGTACCGTCCGCACATACCTCACCTCACGTTGATCGGCTTCTCATCGTATCGGTATTGACCAGAATCAGTCTGACTAGTTTACTGTATGAATATACAGTTTGAGTTGGATCAGCCTGCCATGACCATCACCTTCCTCGGAACCCCTACGGGCGGTCCCGCGTTGCTCCCCGTCTATTCGTTCCGCGTGCCGGCGGGATTTCCCTCGCCTGCAGCTGATCACCTTGAGCGGCACATCTCTCTTGATGAGCTGTTCGATCTGCGGGCGCCCCATGTCTATCTGGTTCAGGTGGAGGGGGATAGCATGCAGGGCGCCGGGATCCACTCCGGTGATCTTCTGATCGTCGACCGCAGCAATGAGGCTGAGCACGGAGACATCGTGATCGCCGCAATCAACACTGAGCCGGTGTGCAAGCGGTTGTATCGGCGCAACGGTGCATTGATCCTGCAGTCGGAGAATCCTGCATACCCGCCTCGACACGTGATGGAGGGTGACGACCTGGTCATCTGGGGCGTAGTCCGCTATAGCGTGCGCGACCATGCGCAATGATCAGGTGTTCGCCCTGATCGACTGCAACTCGTTTTACGCGAGCTGCGAACGCGTGTTCCGGCCGGATCTGGCCAAGACGCCTATAGTCGTTTTGAGCAATAACGATGGCTGCGTGATTGCCAGGTCTTACGATGCCAAGCCCTTCGTCAAAATGGGTGAGCCTTTCTTCCAGGCCAAGGACAAGCTGCGGCGGCATGGCATCGTGGCGTTCTCATCAAACTACGCGCTCTATGGCGACATGAGCGAGCGCGTGATGTCACTGATCGAGGCCATGGTGCCGGCAGCAGAGGTGTATTCGATCGATGAGTCATTCGCAGACCTCACCGGCATCCCTGGCAGTCTGACCCAGTTCGGCCGTGACATGCGCACCAAGATTCTGAGGTGCACCGGCATCCCTGTAGGTGTCGGTATTGCGAGGACCAAGACCCTGGCAAAGCTGGCCAACCACACCGCGAAGCGCCTGCAGGCAGAGACTGGTGGTGTGGTTGATATCTGCGACCCTTTCAAGCGCGACTGGGTGCTGCGCAATACTGAAGTCAAAGAGGTCTGGGGTATTGGTAAGCGGATGACCGCGCATCTCGAGGCCATGGGGATCCGCACGGCAATGGATCTTGCCAAGGCTGATCCATGGACGCTTCGTCAGAAATTCAGTGTGGTGGTTGAGAAAACGGCAAGGGAGCTCGCCGGCACATCTTGCCTTGAGCTCGAGGAGCCTGACCCACCCAAGCAGGAGATCTGCTGCAGCCGGATGTTCGGCAAGCGCTTGACCGAGATCGCTCCAATCAAGCAGGCGGTGGCCACCTACACCGGACGTGCAGCGGAAAAGTTGCGTGCTCAGGGATCGGTATGCAAACGCATCCGGGTGAGCATCCGCACCGGTATGTTTAACCCCGATGAAGCTCGCTATGCCCAAGGGGTAATGGTCGAGCTGCCATACCCCACCAATGACACGCTGCTGCTTACCCGGGCCGCTACAGATGCAGTTGAGCGGATCTACCGGCCAGAATTCCGGTACAGCAAGGCAGAGGTGCTGTTGCTGGATCTGCGTCAGCCTGGCGAGTTCAGTGATGATCTATTTGCGGTTACGCAGCCAGCAGCCAGCGACCGGCTAATGTCGGTGCTAGACGAGATCAATGGCAAATATGGAAGAGGCACTATGCATACAGCGACTGTCCCCCGCATCCCCGATTGGGGCATGCGCCGGGAAATGATGAGTCGCTCCTACACAACTCGGATTGATCAGCTATGGAAGGTTCGCTGACCCGGTCACTCGATCAAATGGTGGTCGTCCCTCGTACGGGGATGAGGCGTGGCCCTCGGCAGTTCCCGGCGCGCAGGGGAGGGTGGCCAGGGAAGAACACTAGGCCCTTCGCCTCCAGTGCATGAGCAAGGGCCTGCATTGTGACCCGGCGCAGCTCGGCCCCGCTCTCGATGCTCCGTATCGCACCTGGTGATACCCCGGAACGAAACGCCAATCTATGTTAGCTTGAAGCCGTAGCAACGTCAGCGATGATTTTCATGTCGTTGAGCCATGCATGAATGGCCAAGTCGGGGGTGCCTGTTCTTAGGGCCCAGGCAATCTCAGCGGGTGTCGCCTTGTTAGGAATGACATACGTTAGAGAAAGTTGCATCCTTAGAAACATAAGGTTTTCAAGTGTCTTATGTGCAGCACAGTTCCTAACTAGCTGCAGGTGTTTAGGGCCTTGTAGAGGAAGGCCAAATGCAGTCAATAATTGTACTTGGTTCGCTGGGGCTAGTGCAGTGATTATTTTGATGATGCAGCCCGGATCTCCCCATGTCGGCTCATATCGCATGTAGAAGGTGGTTGGGGTGGAAGTTAAGTGGTTCTCAGATTTAGAAGCGCGCTTAGATTGATGTCCGATTGTCTGCCACGTGTTATTGCCAGTTCTTGGAGTGATTATCTGGTTGTTTCGGGCTTTTGTTCCACGAAGTGACTTGTGAATTAAATTCCGCGAAAACAGGCACCAGGTTAACCATATTTCTGACATCAGGCTTTCAGTCAGGTAGCGATGTTGCCATGTGGGCAGGGCGCCTAGTTGTAACTGAAGGGTATCCGACTTTTGTTCGTAACCGTTAAGTCGCCTTTGGACCCATCCATTGAGTCTGTGGAAGCTCATGTCTTTACCCTAGCAGTGCCTTAACCAGATGCGATGTTCTAATTTTGCGCTGCAACTGTTGGGTCGTACTAGATGTGCAGGCAAGTACATATGCTTTGTGAGGCCCTTCGTCCTCTTGGTTTTCATGGGCTTCGGCGAGCTCCAGCAAGCGTGGCACGGCCTTTGCGTAGTCGATTTGATAATTTTTATCTGGCTTGGCTACAAAATCTTCACTGTTGGGGAATCCATATCGTATTGCAGCGTAAGCACAGAACAAAGAATGTATTACGTACGACTTTGTAATGTACGTACCGCGAATGTCCTGCATGTTACTGACGAGGTCTGTGTAAAAGTCGATGAGAATTTTAATGTATGCCTCGTCCTGAGGGAAACTCTCATCATACTCCTTGTAGAGCTTATCAATCGATGCATTTCGCTTTGTTTGGATGCCTGATTCTAAGACAACTACCATGTCGGAGACGAATTCAGCATCCGCCATTCGAGCAATCTGTTTCTCGGTAAGTATCTCGAAGGCCTCAAGAAGATCGGACCACAAATGTTCGGTGGCGTGAGCGATAAACCATTTGAATTGGCCTTGGTACGTCGAATGTCTTTTCTCCGCTTCTTTTAGCGGAGCTGTGTATGCATTCATCCGTCTGAACATTTCTAGCAGCTCTGATCTTGTTGCAGACAAGATGGTAGAGTGCTCAATTTGATAGCTTACAAATGTTTGCTGGGCTTCCTCGCTTAGATCGCGAAACCGCATGCCGGCGAATTTTTTTGATGTGTTGCTGAGTGCAAATTTATTATTGTAAAAGTCTTGGATTGTAGTTACACGCTGCTGGCCGTCTACCAATTCCTTAAAGGGTTTTTTTGTTTCTTTGCTGAATGACTGATACAGATATATCTTGGGGAAAGGAAACCCGTGGAGGATAGTATCGATAAAGTAACTGCGCGCAGTGTTTGGCCAAATGTCCTGCCCGCGCTGGTAATTGCGATTGATAATCAACTCTTTTCGTTCGAGCATTCCTAGCAAATCAATCAGCGTAATTTGGCCGATATTCAGATTCATTGATCTATCCTTGAGCTGCATCAT